ATGTTGGTCTAAAACTTCTTTTTCAGGTGTCGTAAATACGGGTTGCCCATGCTCATCGATAAATCCCTCGTAGTTCCACTCCATTGGGATAAACAAACTGTATAAACCAGACTTTGTCTGACCATTGGCATTTCTTTTGGTAACGTCTGAATCATAGTAAAGCTTTTTAAAGTTTTCACCTCCTTTATCTAAAGCGTTAGATGTACTACCCATCATACACTTACCTATAATTCGAGATCCCAAACGCAAACAGGTTTTAGTAACCCGCCAGTTATTCAGTATATTATCAGGCTTTTCCCACTTACCACTCTCATCATGCACTAAAAGCTTTAGCTTTTCACCATCATAAGAGTTATCGCCGGTGTTTTTCCAATCTATAGTTGTATCTAGTCCTTGAAGCTCTTGCCTAACTGTTTTGCTTTCTAAAGATTTTCTAGTTAGCTTAGAAGCAGGAACCCTATACGCCAATTCTGTTTTTGGCCTGTCCATACCATCTTGTATGGGTTTAAAAAAGAAAGGATAGTTTACCGATATAGGTACAACCTTGTCGGTAAACATTTTTTTAGCATCACTACCTGTTTTAGATAAAATGCCAAATCTAGCATCACTTGATATTGTAGCTTGATTTACGGTTTCTCCTGAAGCCATAAATGAAAATCCACTCCGTCTGTTTTTAAGATAGCACATTCCGTAAGCTCTTGTATCGGCTTTAACGGCTTCCCAGAATATAAAAAATAATCTGTTTGCTTCGCGGTAATCTGGATTTCCGACGTCAATCTTTGACCACTGTAGGTACATGTAATGAGTACCAGTGATGTAAGTAGGTTTGCCATTGTTAACAAACCAGTAACCTTCTTCACGCCTTGCAAACTCTTCATCTATATAGCCTTCCCATTTGGCTTTAAATTCTTCCGGGTATGTTTGCCAGTCGAATATGCTTTTAATAGATTTAAGTTCCTTAGGATAGTCTTTAACCACCCATTTATTAACTCCCTTGTCTAATTTCTTAGGCTCAGGAGGTAGTGCAATCTTCAAGCCTTGAACGTTCAGCACTTCGCCGATCTCGCCTGTCTTGCTTATCACTACAATATCTTGCTCTTTGTTATAACCGTATTTCCATTTTTTGCCTTTGTTAAGTCGATGCTTTGTTGTAAGCTTTATGGAATCATCGGTTTTTACTAGACTTTGTTTGTACATTATCTAGATCTTTTTTCAGCAAACCCTGAAAACGCTTCTTTTTTGTCTTCTTTAGGTTTGTTTTCAAGGATTCTTTCTTCTTCTTCAATTCTATTTAGAATTTCAAAAGCGTCGAATATAGCCAGCTTTTTTGTTGCCGCAGCGTTTTTTAATCTATCGGCAGAAATATCATCTCCACCATCTACAATTTTTTCTTCTGCTACCTTAATTAGCTCATCAACAGCCTTGCGTCCAGCTTGGATTATATTCCTCTTCGTCTCCTTGATATTCATATTGGATTGTAATTAAATTAATAGGAACACGATATACTCGTTGCTCCTCAATATTAAATTCGTATTCGCTACCCGGTTTAAATCCAACTAATGCTCCGGTTTCAAATTCATCGCAAGCAAACTTAACAACGCCTATTGCTTCACGTTCTTTATGCTCTGAAAACTGTGTTTTGCTCACAATTGGTTTTACAAAACAAAATCCTTTAACAGCTCGCCACTGACCGTTACGCTTATAAGCAAATATTTGATCAGACGCTACGGAATATAAATTATCACTTATATATGACTTGCTATTTTTTTCAATACCACGAACGTCTCTAAATACTCTAAAAACGTTATGGTGAACAATTACTTCATCACCAGGTAGTATATCCGTATTTTCCGCCATTGGAATGGTTTTTACTACCCCGTGTCTGCTTGTGTATTGATGGTTCTGCAACTCTGTGTTTAGTAGTAGTTCTTTTCCGTCAATATTTTTTTTAGCAGTGGTTATGCCTGCTTTAGGCTCTAATAGAAAATTAAAAACACTGCGCATTAATACTTTAAGTCATATTCAACAGAAACGGCCATGTTTTTATTAAAATCTTTCCACGGCATAACCTCATCACCTTTTTGTATGTATACGGAGTACTTGCTTTCCTCTTCTATTATATTTACTATAGTATGACCGCCATACACTTCCTGTCCAACAGAATAGTGCATGGCGTCATTTTTATAGTCTTTGCCGATACTAATCTTGCGGATGATCTGCATCGGTTACCTCTCCAGTTTTAATATCAATGGTCACGTCACCAAACTCTTCTTTAAGTTCAGCTTGTACCTCATTAAGTTCTGAACGGATTGCCGCGATTTGAGACAATACGTCTGCTTTTTGCATTTCTAATCCGCCTAATTGCAATTGACCTTCGTTAATAGCACCTACAAATTTTTGTAGTTTCTCTAACTGCTCTTCGCTTACTTTTCTAGTAATCTCTTTTACTTTTTCCATTTGATTTAATTTAATTGTTTATGTATTTATTATTACTTAATTTGTCTGATAACTAAGACTATACTTTAGGGTCACCGTATATATTTATAGTATCATCAACATTTTCAACTGGGCTAAACGAATAACTCTGCTGTGGTGCAGGGGATGAAAAATTTAATCTAGTAGTATACGGAATAACATTTGAATTTCCGTATCCGGTTTGCATAAACGCCTCTGTGTTGCTGTACTGCGATGAGCATGACCCAGTAGGGCTTAACGCGGAAACAGTAGCTTCGATAACATCCGTAGCAACAACTTGGAATGAAGGGTTAGTTATTGTAGCCACTGTACTAGGGTTTTTAACGACTTCACATACAAGCACACCATTAAGAGTTACATTCATTGTCCACATATCACAATTAGCAGGTAATGGATGGTCATCAGTACTTTTCACCCTAAACGTAAACGTCGACGGAGGAGGAGGAGGAATAGCGGGGCAGGTGTTAGATACAGGTGCACACACGTATGCCGCGTTGTCCCCTAAAGTGCCCGCCACTGATGAAAAACCTGGAGGCGTCCCGTTGTACCTTAACGTGGTATTTGACGTCAAAAATGCGGCTGGTGGTATCTTGAAGTCTTCAGTAAGTGCACAAAACTCTGGCATAATTCCATTCGCTCCTGCGCCTGTGACCAAGCTAGTTGCAGGATACCCTATAAGATATTGAGAATTGGCAACACACTGAGCTTGATCGCAACTATGCGACAGTCTAGTAATTAAAAATGCTGAATAGTCAGCGTTCGCTGTCCCTGTTGTGGGGCTTTTGCCAAAACCACCTAAGGTTATAAAGTTAGTTCCTTGGTTAGGATTCCATCCGTAAGTAATGCCGGAGTCACGAGTTCCAGTTAACCTACCACCATTCCACACTATTTGTTTATGAGACGCCATTGGGTTGGGACTAGAGATCCAATTGGTTGTTTCAAGGAAAACAAACCCATGTACATCTGTTAGCCCTGAGCATTTTGTCCATTTATCGTTAACTGAATTTAAGCCCGTAATAGGACTATTATCCGGTGAAAATAAATCAAACTCTACCCAAGATTCAAGAGTAGTACCCGAAGAGTAATCTTTCATCATGTACAAAAGCGTGTTAGTCGAAGCTAAGTATTTAATTTCCGTTGTCCATTTTAAAACACCCGATAATACTTTGCCGTAACTTAATAATGTAAAGTCCCGACCTACTAAATTTTTATTTCGAATCCAAAAAAATCTAGCTCCCCCTTCGTCAAGATCTGAAATATCAGACTCGTTAGCATTCGACCACCCCAGATAATCTCCCGTACCATCAAGTTGCAATATGCAAGAATCTGGAGGTGGGGTTGGAGCGCAGTAATACGGTACTGGACCACATACTATAACCGCGTCCGCGTTAAGCGTGCCGGGCACATCGTCATTAGGCGAAACTGTAGTTAACGTTGCCGATGTTGGCGTACCGCTGGGATTAGTTCCTGATAAAGCGTATGCATGCCAATTGAACAGTGGGACGGTGGGAGGTGGATAACCATAATT